AAGTTCCTCTATTTCTGTTGGTGACAGTGTTAGTTCCATAGACAGTGCAAAGATAATAATTTTTTATTTATTCGCAATCTAATAGGGATTGACCTCTTTCGCTTAGCCTAGTTTGATTTGCGAAGAACTCAGATAATACTTGCCTTTCGCTCTCCTTTAAGATTGTATTCATATTAAAAAGCTTTGTTAGGTTCAACCTTAGGAAAATCGGGGAATTCAAATTCCAATTGTTTGGGGTCTATCTTTTGTTTTGGTTTCTTTTTCTTCACATACGTATTGGCAAAAGTTATTCTGTCCCCATTAAAAAATACCATTGGATTAATGTAATATAAGTTGTCAGCTCTTCCCCTTGCTATAATCTCGTATTCTACTAATGAGCCTAAGCCTATGAATACGGAACTTTTAGCCTTATAACCAGTATATTCCATACAATCTTCCAATATAAATATAAATTCGTCCTTATTTGGTGTCAATTGATTGAGAATATATCCAAATACTTTAATGGCTTGAGGCTTTAGTTCAAAGAATTTAGGGAAACCACTCAAATAAACTTTAGCGAATTGCTGTTCATCTAATTCTATCTGCCTAATAAATTGAGTATGCCCCAATAGTTCTCCTGTATTAGGGTCAATAGCTTGTAGTATTGCATTCTGAGATGTTTTGGAAGCCGTTTTATACCTCTTCACTACATTCTCTTGTATAACTTCAAGTGCTTGCTTAAGGAAAGGATTTTCTTTGTTTAATTGGTAATCTGCAAGTTTGTATGCTTTTTCTTTTTTTCCATAGCAAATAAATATGATATTTATAAAAAACAATATTATTTAAATTCTAATTTACACCCCTATTGTATGCGACTGCAAATCTAATAAAAAAATCCTATTAGTCGCAAAAAAATAATATTGTTTAACTACTTATAGTCTTTTTTTATGTGCTTTGAAAAAAGACAGAATTTCTAACCCTAAGCGACTGCCATTCTAATCCTAAGCGACTGAGGTATATTGAAAATCAGGAACTTACCCCTAGTATTGACAAAACAATCCAGTCCACAAGGGGCAAAATAAGTACTATAAAAAGTCTTATCCTTATCTAATTCTATGCGATAACCTGATCTTTCTTGGGTTTGTCTTTCTAAACGGAACATCTCCATGGAGGGTTTCTCTCCAAAGAGATCAAAGAGATACCATAGACCTTCTATTTTTTTTTGTGCAAATGCTAAAGAATAAGTTCCTAAGAGGAGTATAAGTATTATGTGTTTCATATTGGTTTTATTTTTAGGTACAAAGTTAGTAAAAATCTATGATTGATTTATCATTTGTCATTATTAAAAAATTCCTTGAGTTTGCCTTCTTTTTCATAGTTATAGAGCGCCTTCATCACCCAAGCGGGGGGATACTTGCCATGGGTGAGGACAAAGATGTTCTTGACGGCCTTGCTCACTGGGTATAGCAGGGTCATCAGCTGGAGGGTGCTCTCAAAGAGTTCGCCTGTGTGGCTCTCAGCCAAAGGGACTTTTAGCAGTGCCAAGAGTATATATACCGCAGCGATGACCCCAAGCATCTGGGCGCTTTTCTTTAACAGTTCCGACAAGGAAAAAGTACGCTGGCGCAGGTGGTAGGCGACCCCGACAAACATATTGACCACAAGGGCTACTCCCAAAGCTACCAGAAAAGCCTCATGGGTCTGTTGCCAAGAGTGGAAGTAGCGGTATAGGAGCATAACAGGGGCGCTGCGAGAGAGCGTTTGCCATAGATAATACAGCCTATCTCGCAAGGCTATGGACGTATCGGAATGATACAAGAGGACTAAGGGGACGAGAAAAAATAACATAGGATAATTTGTTGATTAGTTGATTTGCTGATTTGGCGATTTGCTCATTGTCTCATTGACCAATTGCCTCATTGCCTCATTAAATTAGTTCTTGAATATGTGCGGTGATCTCCACTTGGGCGGCGGCTTGCCTCAGGGGCGTATATAGCTGAGCGAGGTAGGCCTTGAGAATGGCCAAGCGCCGTGATAGGTAGGCGTCAAAGATCTCGCGCTTGTCCTGCACCTTGAGCGAGGCGTCGAGGAAAAGGAGCTTGAGGGCGGCACCCGATGGGGGCGACATGGATTGGACACTTTGGTAGGAGATGTCGGGGGTCTGGGTGAGGGTGTAGATCATACGCAGCAGGGTGTCCATCTCCAGCTTGACCGATTCGGGGGCATTGTGCCAAGAGATGTACTGCATGGAGGCGTCCTTGTCGCCCTCAATGATAGCCCCTGGTTCGCCCTTCTGGCTCCAGCCCTGTATGTTGCCCGTGACAAAGAGCTTAGGTGCGGCATGGTAATCGTTGGTTTCGGCGAAATTGGACAAGAGGTGTTCCAGTCGCTCAATGAGTGGATCTACCTCTTGGGTTTCCCTATGGGGTTGGTGGGCATATACTATAGGTATCTTACCGATAGGATTGGGCTTGGGATAACCCTCTTCTAAGAGGTATTGACCTGATACCATACGCCATAGGTAATGTTCGGTGGCTGTGTAGGTCTCAAAGTAATCGGCAAGCTCCCCTACGCTTTCCCCCTGAGGGTTGAGGCTCTTATAGGCGCGGGAGAAAGCGGTCATATCACCAGTAGCATCAAAATAAGGGTAGAGCGTATCGCCAAAAGCAGGCGAGAACAGACTGCAACGGAGCTTGAACTGGCAGGGGAACCCATAGTCATAGTGGATAGCGGTAGGGACGGGGTACCACAGCTCGGCACATTCGCCAAAGGAAAAGGTCGCACGGGCAATACGTCGGTTTAGGCTGTTGTCCTTGGCTTGGGCGAGGATTTTGAGGATAGCCTTGTAGGCCTGTTGGTGCTGCTTATCCTCACTGTCGCACTCATAGCGCACAGGAGTACCAAAGAGGAAGGCTACCGAGCGCTTGATGATAAGCTGCTGTAAGGGCAAGGCAATGCGGGCAACACGCTCAAGGCGTGTGCCTTCGGAGGTCTGTACCTGCTTATCTCGCCTCAGCACGGGGTCATTGACAGGGTGCAAGGCAGGGTTGAGGGCTTTCTGCGCCTCTACAGGATTAGGTAAGGGGGCGTTACGCCCTGATTTGAGTAAAGAAATATCCAACATAATGATTAATGGTTAATGATTAATGCCAGCAATGATTAATGCCAGCAATGATTAATGGCAGCAATGATTAATGGCAATAATGGTTAATGTCTATATATGGTTAATGATTAATACCACTAATGATTAATACCGCTAAAGATTAATGGCATTAATCATTAAACATTAATCATTACCGAAGTCCAAACATCTCCGCTACGCTGACTCTCTTGGGGGGCTGGCGGCACTCTATGGAGCCAGTGAGGGCGTCAGGCGCGTCGTCATGGGCGTTGGTGCCTACACGGAGGTAACCCGTAAGGTCGCGGGCAAACTTCGGGAAGCGCTTTTTCCAGTCCAAAGGCATTTTAATCAGCTTTTGTACCGAAGCAGAAGCGGCAAAGATACGTGCCGTCTTGTTCTGATTCTGATGAAAAGGATTAAAGCGCGTCAGTCGGTTGCCCATATCCCACGAACATTGTTGCAGGTTGCTTACAAAAAGGTTACCACCGTTGTTACTTTCTATATGGCAGCGCTCTACTTGGTGTTGCTGTAGCATATAAGTCAGGGTTGTTTCCGTGACTTCCATAGGGTCTTTGGTATAAAGCACATCGGTAATGTAGTTGCCGTCTTCAGCTTCCTTGTAGAACAAAGCGCATAGATAATCCGCCCCACTATCAGCAGCATCAATATACGCTACCGAGTAGGAACGAGAAGGCAAGTCGGTATAACAAGTAAATTCCTCATACATCAATCCTTGGGAAGGCTGTGGATTCTGTTGGTACAAACTTTCAAAAACCGTTGGGGAACGACCTTTTATCTCTAAGAGTTTTTCCAAACTATGTCGTTCAGGCCATAGGGGTTCGCCTTCTGCTCTGGGGTCTTGTTCGCTTGGCGGCCTGTTCTGTATAGCGGGGAAGCTCACCAATAGCCAACCTTGTGGGTTTTCAATAGGGTCATATACGCCCTCTTGTTCGAGCAAGCGTCCTGCTAAATCTTCCATGTGCCAGCGCGTAAAGACCAATAGTTGCTGGCTATCGTTGTGCAAACGTGTAGAGGCTACCGTATCGTACCAGTCGGCTACATTTTGACGAATTACTGGCGACCAAGCAGACAATGCATCTTTGTATAAGTCGTCCATAATGAGCATATCCACAGGTTCGCCTGTTAAGGAACCTCCTACGCCAATCGTCTTAAAGCTACCTTGATAGCCTACGATTTCACACTCATCGGAGTTGCGGGCGTAGTTGCGGCTCCTTCTTCCTTGTTCTTGGTAGCTTGCCTGACCTGCGAGGAGCGTTTGTGGAAACAGTTCGTAATAACAGTCATCGTCCATGATACGTTGGAGTTCCCTATTAAATTTACGCGCTTTGATAGCATTGTAAGAGACAATAGCAATGCGCTTGTCAGGGTCTTGCCCTAAGACAAAAGCAGGCAAGCGGCGAGTGGCGCCTTCACTCTTGCCGTGCTGGGGCGGCATGGTGATCATCAGCTTTTTGATTTCTCCCATGGCAAAGCGTGTCAGTACCTCGTAATAGGCGAGGTGAAAAGGCGCAGGAGCAAAAGCAGGGAGTGTATGGCGGGTAAAGGAGAGGAGATTCCTCTCCCCCAACCCCCTCTCCGAAGGCGAGGGAGCTACTAAGCAGGCGCAGGCTTCGGAGATGTAATTGTTGTGAGCTGTATTGGGTTGGGGATATTGGTGTTGAGTAGGTGTAGGGGCAAATGGCAATTCGTCCTCATTATCGTTGTCTTTATCGTAATTGTCCTCATCATCGTTGTTGTTCGTATTGTATTGGGTGGAAGGCTTACCTACTTCATTTTTGCTGACTTTGCTCCTACAAGTAGGCGTTAAGCATTCGGGCGTTGTTTGGATAGGCATTGCCCGCTTTTCACTATTCACTTTTCGCTTTTCACTTTCCATAGCCCATCCTTCCAAGCGCATAATAATACGGATAGCGGCAATACTATTGTTGATGGTAGGGACTATAGTCTCTCCATTGTTATCTAAAGGCTCGCGACGAGCGTATGTCCAAAGAATTTCTAAAGCCTCTTCCATAATGATTAATGCCAACAATGATTAATGATTAATGCCAACAATGATTAATAAATGTGCTAATCTTTGTAAGACGCAATAAACTCACGTCTCTACCCTAACGCTAGCTAAGACAACTCCTGATGAGCGTAGTCCCTTGTAGAGACGCAATTTATTGCGTCTTAATGAATTGGACTATACAATCATTTTTTACTATTGATTGGCATTTGTAGTTTCTTCATAAAGAGCCAAAGGCTCTAATCATAGTAGGCACGAGCTGCAAGCTCGCGCCAGCGAAGGGGGGCAGTGGTCAGGCGTTTGCGACTAATGGCTGATTACTGACATCAGACATCTGACCACTGAATAACGCTGCAAAATTACAACATTTAGGAAGGGAAAGTCAAGAAAAGGAGGGGCGAGAAGTAAGAATTTATACAATAAAAAATGGTGTTAAGTATTTAACAGTGGTTAGTGGTTAGTGGTTAGTCCTTTGCGATTAAAGGCTGATGACTGTCTTCTGACCACTAACCACTGACTACTGACCACTGCCCTCTGACCACTGATGGCTGATGATTCTCAGTGCCTTATCTATGGTGGTGATTTGGTCAAAGGTGATGATGAGTCTTAGTCCGTTGCGGGTCTCCTTTTCCGTAAGGCGACACTTGTCCGAGTTACGCTGGACAAAATCTAGTACGCGCTGGAAAGTACCACTTTGGTAAAATTTGCTTTGCTGGTCAGCAATGAAGTAACCAAGCATTTTACCCTGCTTCATCACTAAGCGTTCTATACCCATTTGGGTAGCTAACCACTTGATACGAACCGAATTGAGTAGGTCTTTGGCTTGAGGCGGTAAGGGGCCAAAACGGTCAGTTAAGCGGTACTCATACTGGGCAAGTTCGGTCTCATTCTTCAGTTGGCTCAGCTCATTGTATAGGTTCAGGCGTTCGGTGATATTGTTGATATAGTTATCAGGGAAGAGTAGCTCAAAATCACTATCTATCTGCGTATCAGTCAGATAGACAGGCTCATGGCTTGTATCGGTATAGAGGTCAGCAAACTCGTTTTCTTTCAGCTCCGTAACGGCCTCTTGGAGTATCTTCTGGTAAGCATCAAAGCCAATATCATTGATAAAGCCACTCTGTTCGCCGCCTAGCAAGTCCCCTGCCCCGCGTATCTCCAAGTCCTTCATAGCGATATGTATACCGCTGCCAAGGTCTGTAAACTGGGCGATGGCCTGCATACGTTTGCGGGAATCCTCTGGTAGCTCCGAGAGGTTAGGTGTGATGAAGTAGCAAAAAGCCTTCTTGTTACTACGCCCTACCCTACCGCGCATCTGGTGGAGGTCGGAAAGACCAAAGTGCTGGGCGTTGTGGATAAAAATTGTATTGGCATTAGGCACATCCAATCCGCTCTCTATGATCGTGGTGGAGACCAAGATGTCATAATCCCCATTGATAAAGGCAAGCATCACCTCCTCCAAGTCCTTACCATCCATCTGCCCATGGCCAATACCAATACGGGCATCGGGTACTAGGCGCTGGATCATACCTGCGACTTCCTTGATATTCTCCACTCGGTTATGAATGAAAAACACCTGTCCGCCACGCTGAAGCTCATAGGCGATACCATCGCGTATCACCTCTTCGTTGAAGGTGATAATCTGGCTCTCAATAGGATAGCGGTTAGGCGGCGGGGTAGTAATCACCGAAAGATCACGTGCAGCCATTAGGCTAAACTGCAAGGTACGCGGGATAGGAGTTGCTGTAAGGGTCAGCACATCTATATTCTCACGCAGGGTCTTGAGCTTGTCCTTCACTGCCACACCGAATTTCTGTTCCTCATCTATGATGAGCAGGCCTAAGTTCTTGTATTTCACCTTCTCATTGACAATTTGGTGGGTGCCAATAAGAATATCTACCTTGCCCTGCTCAAGGTCGGCCAATACTTGGTTTTTCTCCTTAGTCGTACGGAAGCGGTTAAGATACTCTACCCGCACAGGCAAGCCCTTAAGGCGCTCAGAGAAAGTCTGATAATGCTGAAAAGCCAGGATTGTGGTAGGCACCAGTACGGCTACCTGCTTGCTGTTGTCCACAGCTTTGAAGGCTGCACGGATAGCCACTTCTGTCTTTCCGAAGCCCACATCGCCACAGACAAGCCTATCCATAGGGCGCGCACTCTCCATATCCTGCTTTACCTCAAGAGTGGCCTTGCTCTGATCTGGAGTATCTTCATAAATGAATGAGGCTTCCAGCTCCTTTTGCAAGAAGGAATCAGGGGCAAAGGCATGACCTACCGCATCTCTTCGCTTGGCATAGAGCTGAATGAGGTTGAAGGCGATTTGCTTGACCCGCGCCTTGGTCTTCTGTTTGAGGGCTTTCCATGCTGCACTGCCCAGCTTATAGAGCTTAGGGGGTGCCCCATCCTTGCCATTGTATTTGCTAATCTTATGCAGGGAGTGGATGCTTACATAAAGTACATCTCTGTCCCCATAGATGAGCTTAATGGCCTCCTGCTGTTTGCCATCTATATCTATTTTCTGTAGACCAGCAAACTTGCCTATACCATGGTCAATATGAGTCACATAGTCCCCTATGGTAAGCTGCTGCAACTCCTTGAGGGTGATGGCTTGTTTCTTGGCATAGCCATTGCGGATATTGAACTTATGATAACGCTCCAATATCTGGTGATCGGTATAGCAGTTAATTTTGCTTGATGTATCTGAAAAACCTTCGGAGAGGGAGTACTCAATCAGGCTACAAGGCACCTGCTGGTGCAGCTCCTCAAAGATATCCAAGAAGCGCTGGGCTTGCTGAGCACTCACACAGCAAATATAGTTGGTATACCCCTCTTGGTATTTCTCCTTGAAGTGTTCGATGAGTAGCTCAAAACGCTTGTTGAACGAGGGTTGGGGACGCAGCGAAAAATCCACCCCTTCGCCCGCTTCTTCTTGGGGGGCATAGGGATTGATTTTTACCAAATAACGACTACCAAGCTCCTCTATAGTCTCCTGTGCGGTAGCAAAAAGGGCTGCTGGGGGCAGGTGAGCCACCTCTCCCTTAAGTGCCTCGAAGGCCTCCTGTGCCTTCTGGTACATACGCTCCCACTTAGAGGCAAAGAGTTCAAAGTCTTGAGCAAAAATAACTGTATCTTCAGGCAAGAGTGAAAGAAAGGAAGTACGCTGTTCCCCTGCCAATTTGTTTTCTATATTAGGAATAATCACCACCGAAGGCACCTGAAGCAGAGAGAGTTGGCTTTCCACATCAAAGGTACGGATGCTCTCAATAGTATCGGAGAAAAACTCAATACGGTAGGGCGTATCATTAGAGAAAGAAAAGACATCCACTATCCCCCCACGTACGGAGAACTCCCCTGGCTCGCTTACAAAATCCACCCTTTGGAATTGGTACTCAAAGAGGGTTTCGTTGAGCATATCCAAAGAAAGATGTTCGCCCCGCTTGAGCGAAAGGGTATTCTTGTCCAACTGCTGGCGGGTGAGCACCTTTTCAAAAAGCGCTTCGCTATAGGAGACCACCACCTTTACTCCCTGCTCAAGGCGAGAGAGCACCTCGGCTCTGAGCAGCACATTGGCATTGTCCGTCTCCTCTGTTTGGTAAGGGCGGCGGTAGCTACTGGGGAAGAAAAGCACCTGCTCTTGCCCCAAGAGCAATTCCAAGTCATTGAGCAAATAAGCCGCCTGCTCCTTGTCATCACCCACGAAAAGCAGTGTACGCCCCGTCTGCTTAAAAATATCAGAGAGGACAAAGCCCTTAGCCGAGCCTACAAGCTCCCTTACATAGCAGGGTGTTTTTGCCTTAATATATTGTAACAATTGTTGATAAGGTTTTCCTGCTAAGAAGCAGGAAAGCAGTTGTTCTTTACTCATTTTTTGTGTCTTTTACCCTAAAGGTTTAGCGCAGGGGCAAAAGTACGACTTTTTGAGCGAATAGTGAAGTGTGAAAAGTGAAAAGTTGCTCACCGCATGTTTTTCACTTTTCACTTTTGATTACTCACTCTTCACTTTTATCTAATTTAAACTAACTATAAATTACAATATTTTTCTACTTTTAGTTGTGAAAAAAATCAAATTATTGTATCTTTGTGGCACTAAAGTATTTCAGCTAATACTATCATTTTTAGGAACTTATTTTTTAAGGATATGCAAATATTTAAAACTTCCGTAGCGAGAAAAGTGGCGATGGCTCTCTCGGCATTTTTTCTCATCATTTTCTTAGTAATACACTTGGCAGTAAACTTCATGTCAGTGTTAAGTCCGAGCACTTTCAACATGCTCTCCCACTTCATGGGTACTAATCCCTTGATCCAGTTTGCCATGCAACCTGTACTATTGGCAGGGGTTGTGTTTCACTTTGTGATGGGCTTCGTTTTGGAGCTACAGAACAAGAAAGCACGAGGCAACGAACCTTATTACAGTTATAATGGTGCGGCCAACTCCTCTTGGATGTCCCGCAACATGCCCATTACAGGGATCGTGATTCTGCTCTTTTTAGGGCTTCACTTGTATGACTTTTGGGTAGGAGAGATGAATTACAAGTACATAGAAGGGCTTCCTGAGGATCCTAATCGTTATTACCCCGAATTAGTAGAGAAGTTCCATGATTTTTGGCGAGTGGCTCTTTATGTATTGGCCTTCGTATTCTTGTGCTTGCACCTACTTCACGGATTCCAATCCGCTTTCCAATCCATGGGCTGGAAAGATGACAAACGCAAGAAATTTATCAGCTGCTTAGGCAATTGGTACTCCTACATTATCTGTGGAGGCTTTATCTTCGTAGCTCTTTTCCATTTTGTAAAACATTTAACAGCTTAATACCATGAGTACATTAGATTCTAAAATACCAGATGGACCACTTGCGGACAAATGGACAAAATATAAAGACCATATCAACCTTGTAAACCCTGCCAACAAGCGTAATATTGACATTATTGTGGTAGGAACAGGATTGGCCGGAGGCTCTGCCGCTGCTACCCTTGCCGAGCTTGGGTACAATGTAAAGGCGTTTGGCTACCAAGA